TTATGCTGGCTGCTTTTTACCCTTCTTCTCCGCCCAGCGCTTCTTCGCAGCTTCGGAAATAGCCTTGCGGTGTTCATCGGACATAGTGCGGCCACCAGCGCCAATATCTTGGTTTTTCTCCTTTTCAGGTTCCCAATTGAAATGGCTATCAAGTTCGCCAGCGCGGGCAGACTTTGCAACGCCTTCATAGAAATCCGAGACGCGCTCAGCGGGCATAAAGTCGTGATCCACTTTGCCATTGCCCCAAAGCGGGAATGCAGTGTCCTTGTCCATTTTTACGAAAACACGAGCCGCCTTGTTCTTGGTTTCAAACGTACCAAGCGGTCCCCGCGTCTTGCCTTCCTTCGCTGCCTTTGCAGCGCGTTCCGCTAGCTTCGCCACCTTCTCGCGGCGCTTAGGCATGTAGGTTTCAGGGTCTGCTTTGTGGAAGTCTTCTGCCAGCTTGCTGTCAGTGAGCTTGAGAAAATCCAGTGCCATGTGCTTGTTCCTGTTGTGCTGTGGTTTAGTACCTGAACTCTGGTTTGCACCAAACTGGATACAGAGCAAGCCAGATAAGTAGCGCAATGGGAAAATATCTCAATTCGATACACAATGGAGTTCTGTTTCTTAACTCCCACCAATCCTACTATGTCTATGAACCGCTAGCCTTCAGTCAGAAACACGCTGTTGAAGTGATTGGATATTTCAGTGTCGATGAAATGGCCAAATGGCTGAGCGCTAATGCGACTGGGCGATATTCCAGTGAGTACAAGTCCGCTACTCTAGACCCGCTTTGCGATGAGACGCTTCGCAAGCGCCTAGCCATTGTGAGTTTTGAGAATACCGCAGACGGTATGCTTTTTAAGCTGACGTGGATGGGCTTCTAGCAGCACGGTATTCCGCTATCGCCTCTTGCAAGGATAACTCCCTCACGCCGTGAATGCGATTGTCCCTGCTCTTAATATGACATGGCATGCAGGTTTCGGAGAGGCACGTTTTGACAGGTGCTAGCCCGCAATGGGCGCAATCGGGTAATAGGCTCATGCTTTATAATACGGTGGAACCGATCGCCGCGTCATTATTCGGCCGCCGTTTTCCTCGCCTACGGCAGATCAACCATAGAGCCAAAGGCTCGACCAAGTGGAGGCCAAAGGCCGACCGCAGGTGGAGCGCAGCGACGGCGAAGCCATCCAGACGACAACTCCAAGAAGAAAACTAACTCAAGAGTTCTGGCCCTTGGAGCGCGAAAGCGCGAAAGGCGTCAGAACTAGCCGAGTTCAGGGGAGTAATGGTAATCATCTATGTCTTCTTGTAGGGGGACATATCTACTATCGTAGATATGGCTCTTATAAAAAGCCGTAGGTGGTTGCTATTGCACCACTGTTATATCTTTATGGGTCTTATAAAAAATCGAACAAGAATAATGACGCCCGAGTACCACTTTTGCTATAAATAGAAGGTGAACACGGGGTTCGTGAAGCCGTCGTTCACGACGGTTGACCCTAGTTCATACTCCAAGAGAGAACTGTAGGACCCGACCGTGCACCACGAACCCGCACGGTCGGGTTTTCTTTTGGGAGTATAATAAGATGGCCATAAGGTCGCAGATTAGAGAAGACGTATTAGAGCTTCTATGGCGCGAGTATAATCGCACTGTCAATTATCAGAGAGAGAAGAACGACATTACGGTGGTAATGAAGTTCGACGAGTACCTGACCCTCTGGTCAAACCATCGCATCAAAGCCCTAGAAACTAAGTTCAATCGTGGTCCCGGCGCGGTGGACTACTATATGCGCAATCGCTTCCGTCCTGTGTGTGGATGGGTTGCTAGGGAGCGCAGGGAAAAGGGCGGCACAATGACCGTCCAAGATGCCAAGATCATGTCTGCGCAAGACAGCAAGTACATGTTCCAATTCAAGAAGGGCGACAGCCACGATGAAGCTGCAAAGGCGGCAATTGGAGCAGCGAAGCGTGGCAAGAAGCAGACACCTGAACAGATCGCTAAGCGCACTAAGGCGCGTCTCGAAACAATGGCCCGGAAGAAGGCAGAAAGGGAAGCGAAATGACAACCGAAGAACTAGTAGCGGAATATCTCGCCAATGGCGGCAAGATCAACCGCATTGAACACCAACGGGTTGAGCGTATGGCCCATCCAGTAAGATGCAAAGGAGCAGTCTTCGCTAAATGGACTGCTTCACGCGCACTCGGTTCAGGCGGCACACTGTCCTGAACAACCTATCACTAATCGTGACAACAAACCTCCCGCAAGAAGGAGCGAACTAATGAAACCAGAGCATGAATTTGGACTTACCGCACTTTTGGGTAGAAACTACAGCAGCATGGCCGAGGCTTTCCATGCTTTAAGGAGGGAAGGAATAAACATCGCTGATTTCCCTCCTTCGCTACAGGAAGCCCTCAGAAACAGGGTGGTGGCGGATGATTTACCAGCAGAGCAATTCCGTCTCGATATGCGCAGCCGCATACTGAAGGCACAAGGGAAGCAATTGGAAATTCAGTCCGACGTTGTTGAAGCCCACAAAACTATCGCCAACGCTGACGCACGAATTAAAGAGCAGAGATTAATCGAAGAGCGTTACACCGGCATACTTGATGCCCATATGGACGAGATTAACGCCCGTAAGCGCTAACGAACGAACCCCTAGGTACCTGAGCAACCTAGGGGTTTCTTTGTGGGTCTGCGCCGCGTTCTGGATAGAGCCTAGCGGCCCCTGTGCTGCCCTACACGGTCCGAAGCAGCGCCAGACACGCTAGCATACGTCTTAGCCATACAGGGCCTTGCTGAGCATGTTCTGAGTGACACCAACATATTGCTGAGTGGTCACAGGACTTGAGTGCCGCAAGACTTTCTGCACGACGAGCAAGTTAACGCCGCGATCCACCATGTTCGTAGCGAGCGTCCTCCGCCCCGAATAGCACGATCCTTCCTGTCCTGCCTCGCGATACAACCTCCGCAAAGCACTACTAATCCCTGCTGCATCAAATGGCTTACCAGCCCTATTGAGGAACACGACGCCCTCACGATCACCCATATAAGCAGAAAGCGCAGCGAGAACCTCCGCACAAACTGGCAAGCTACCATGCCCACCCTTCCCCTTTGAGTAGCCATGTGGAATGCGCAGTTCCTCCCCACGGAACCAAGAGCGATTAAGCCCTGCTATCTCTTTGGGACGCAAACCCAGCTTAACACTAAGCAGAAGCATCAAACGATACTTCAATGGGTCCGAGCAGGAATCCACATAATCAAACAGTGCTGCAAATTCTGCTTCGCTCTTATTCGGTGCACGCATTGGGTATCTCCTTACCAACACACTCTATGGTCTGTTTTTCCAAGAGCAACCGATAAGGTGAAAAATGTCGAACTAAAAAGCAGATCATATAAGGGTGAAGCTAGTTCAGTTATCTTTTTGACAGGGCTTCATTTCTCTGGCGCATAATATCTGCCATCCAAGCATGAGAGTTTGATTTGACGGCGCGCTCTAGAGCGTCAATATCGATATTGCTGGCGAGCTTAATCAGAACTCCGGCCTTCTTCTTCCCTTCAGGATCATCATCTTCGAACTGCATAAATGCAGCGCGATAGGTCCTCACATCATAGAAGGCCTTAAGTGCATCACAGGCATCGCGGCCTACCATCTTGATAATGCGGTGAGTATGATAAGTGCGTTCTTTCATACCCTAGCAGTATCACAACTAGCCAGCCTGTCTACTAGAAGATGCGGACCTAAGCAGCTATGGCTGGTTTGGAGTTGAACAATGGACTGTCGAGTTGGTCCTGAGTGACATTCAGCAAGAAAGCCTGAAAGGTATCATCGAACTGAAAATAGCCGCCCTCAAGGTAGTAATAGTCACCTCCCTGATACTGAGCGCCAAAGCTGCGGACAGTGTTGCAGCACAGGTCAGTATAGTCCTCGTCTGTTGGCTCACTCGCTACCATGCGAATGAGAACCAGTTCAGACTTGAACACCTGCTCGAAGTTAGCAATCTCATCCTCGCCAAGTGAACCATACATCGTAGTGGCGTAGACCTTGTACCCCTCATCAACCTCCTTCTCTTGTTCCTCGGTCCAGTCAGTAGACCAAACATCAAAGTCCACTGCTTCTGAAATGGAATCGAGATAGCTTTCATAATCACCATCGGTACGCATGACTGTCCAATCAATCTGCTTCATGACCGTATAAAGCTGAGCGGCAGTTAGATCGGGATGGTTCACCATAGAACTAATAGCCCATTTTGCAGCAAGGAACCCTAGATTATCCAGTTCCTTCTCCGACAATGGTTTAGTAAAGAAATCAGTTATGTTGGCCATCTGTAGTCCTTCCGTTACTAAGTCAGACTAGCACGAAGCACGGAAGTGTCTACTGGAAAGAACATACCAGTACCAACTAAGTATGTGGTGGCAAAACTCCCCAAAGACCTAGACCCCAAACAGATATACTCATGGAATATCCGAGGGCTATCATATGCACAGTTCGTAGAAGACTTGCGTAGCGGACGGATAGTTATGGATTATGGCTATGCAGCAAAAGTAACAGAACAAAAGCCACTAAGGGAAGAGAGACAGACTGACTTACCAAAGCGCAGACCACCAATGAACAAGGTCGAGCACAGCTTTCAGGGATATACTAAGACGTGGGCGGAATGGGCGGACTTGATTGACTGGCGTATGGATCGGTTGATGGCACAGACCAGAGTTCATCCAATCGACTACTGGCTGATACTGCATTGGGATCGGGTTGAGCGCAATCTAGGGAAAGAAGGAAAGCAGTAAGGCAGAGCGCAAAAAGACGGCAAATCCACGCTAAATAGGGTTGCGACGGAACGGTGTCTAAAAAGTAGGCACGTTATTGGAAAGTCGCAGAGAAGCTAGAGTTTTCACATTCTCGAAAACTGGCCACTCTTTTTTAGAAGTAAAACCGGATCAAGGTGGAACCCATTTTTATGGCTCGCAGAAAGCTAACAAACCGTCAGAAGACGGATACGGCCAAGAAATACAGCAAAGTGGATAAGATGAACAAGCTCATCAAGCAGATGGCTGATGAGAACCTGTCACCCACTGAACGCTGGCGGCTGTTGGGTCCAGAGATGAAAGCAATCATCCTGTATCGCTGCTTTGGTGGGGAAACCGTCAAGAGCGTTTGCCGCGATCTAGGGCTAGAACCAGCAACCGTCTACATGGCTGCATTCAAGGACAAGGAAGGCTTTGGTGCCGACCTCAAGGATGCCAGAGAGCATGGCCAGCACGCTCTTGCGGATATGATGCTAGATCTACCATACGACAAGACAATGAGCGCCAGCGATAAGCGTCTGGCCTTTGATGCTGCAAAGTATCTCACCAAGACCCGTAACCGTGCCGAGTATGGCGATAAGGTGGAATTGTCGGGTCAGATAGACACCAATGTCGCATTGCCCAATTGGGCCTTTGGACAGGTCATTGATGCCACGCCCGTAGAGCCTGAGCAGCTAACGGACCAAAGCCTTGATACTGGTGTTCCACTTGATGTGGACGTTGTGGAAGAGCAGCCCGCTCACAAGCCCAAGTAGTTTCCGACTGGCCATCGGCACCTTCGTCTAGATGCGATTGTGTCGCAACACGGGTTTCCAACTGCCCATCTCAAACCAGTTACAGAAGCGACTATCTTCGCTCCTCTGCCATCGTGGTTCCAACTGCCCATCGGGTCGTAGGTCTAGGTGCGAATGGTTCGCACGATTGCTCATCCACAGGTACCAGGCCACTATGAGCCAAAGCGCTGCCACTATTCGTGACAGCCATCTGCATCTTCCTCGGTACTCATTCCCCCACATATAATGTCTAGCATCTACTTCCGTCAAAGCGAGCAGAATTAGTAGAAATGCGACGAACCGTTTAGTTCTTTTGGGATTGGTAGAGCCCTCGGCACCTTCGCTGGTGCTCATTCCTCTACTCTACCCATGTAACAGAAATAAGAGCAAAATCGAGCAAAGACCTACACGGCTCGTCGCAAAACTGGTCTGTAAAATGTAGAAGAAGCAGACCTAACTAGGTTGACTACTAGACAGGCGATGCTACCGTATCAATTGTGGTAGAGTGACTTGGAAGGAAGGCCCCGAACGGTAGTAGAAACCAGAGTTAGTCCCGGTGTCAACCAGAATAGTAGTCAACCGAAAAGATAGGAAAAGAGTGGTTGACAGGATGGTCTGGTTTTCAAGGAGGGTACACCCTAGGTCTGGTAGGGTGCGGGCGGTCTCACGATTTTTACTCAATGGTTCAAATTCGGGTTTAAGGAAAACCCGCCACCATCGCTCGACAACGTCAAGTCGGGCGCTAAAAAGGTCTGATGCTCCGCGTTAAAGACACCCCTGTAGGCCGGACTGGCCTCGTTCTAATGGTTGAAATTCTAGGCGCGGGAGCATGGGCGCTTGTTGATCAAGACTTCCTTCAGCGTAACGCAGTTTGGTTCGTCGCGATTGGTCTAGCGGGGTTGATCATAGCTTGGTTTTGGGATGAGATCGCAGATTATCGCGAATGGCGAAAAGAGCGAGGCAAGCCAAGAGTAGAGCAATGGATGTTTATCGACGATGCGGTAAAGTACCTTGCCGACTTCCCACTTCCCGAAGATCTTTTGCTACGTGATCCAAATTTCCCCATTCGGGTTTCCAACGCATTGAAGGACCGTTTGGTTTGCGGAGACTTACGGGCGAGAGGACGACCCTACAATGTGCTTCGTGGTGGAATTCAAGACCCACCTCGTAACCCTCTCAACCGCATCGATGCAGAGGTTTGGCAAACAGCGCAGATTGAGGCTTATTTCGTACTTCAGGGGGTTTTGCGCCAAGTTGCTGCTGGGCGTCACACAAACGTCGTTATGATCAACGACCATGAAGGATTTCACGACGTGGTAGTCTCGCGCAATGAGCTTGAGGATATTTGGCCGACAAGGGGCGCTCTTCGTCCAGCGAAGGGCAGAGATAAGCGCAAATAGGTTTGTAGGAATTCAGCAGATGAAGTTCTTTGCAGGGGTAGCCGTTGGCGCGTTGGTGGTAGCTGGCCTAGCAGCGTATTTCATCAAGCAAATCGACAATGAGCCTATACGCTTTCCAACCTATCAATTGATGGACATAGGTGATTACGTGCGCGTTGACGGATCACTCACAGGCGGGGAGAGTGCGCCTGTAAATGGGTATTATTCCGTGCAGTGCTATCAAGACCGCATGGAGTGCGACATAACCTCCATAAGCGAGATTGGACGCAAGCAAGTTGGCATTTTCGATCAAACCACCCTGCCCGTCTCTGAGTGGAGCAAGACGCACATTCGAATGAGCAGCAAGGATTTAGCCTTCAGGGGCAATGCTTGTAACTTCTACGAAATAGCCATCGATCGCCAAAAGAAGTCTGCCACCTATACGCGCCGGCCATTAGAAACAGCGCCAATGGATTGTGGCGAGCGCTTCGAAGAGAGAGTGCTGCGCTGGCAGTTTGGCGATGGGGAAGCGTGGGGCGATCTTAACAACCCAAGCTGACAACGGGTGTCATGTCCTCTTTGACGCTTTCAGCGATATACCCATCTCCAGCGTGAATGTGCATCGCTCACTCCTTCCCGCCAAACAGCTTCGCAGCCGTGATTACCACTGCAAGCATGGCAGCAGTGCAGATGAACAGTGTCACTAATAGTGTGAGAGTTGCCGCTACCGAGAGGCCCATATTGGCTGTTAGAATGACGCCTAGGGCGCCACTGACAAGCGCAGGAATGAACGTCGCTAGCGCAAGCATGATTATGACTTTAATCTCATTAGACATGGGAGGTTTACCTCTTCTTTTTCTGGTTTGTAACGAGCCTTCCCTGTGAAAAGGAAAACCCGCACAGGGGCTAATCTGTGCGGGTTCTCGTAACCACCTAAGAAGCGGTTGAAACTCTACAGCACCACGTTAGCCCATGTGCTAACTCTATTTAGTGCCTAGTGCGCCTTGGTGTCATTATTCATGTGATGCTAATAGCTCGTCCAGTTGCATCTTTTTGAAGCTGGAACGGCAATCGTCGAAGTGACTGCGCACCTTGTACATATCAGCGGTGGAAATGGTTAGAACAGCTTCGCCACCTAGTTGCACTTCCATCTTCTCGCCGAATTGACTTGTAAGTGCATCAAACTCCAAGCGAGGCAGGTAGAGCATGAAATCCCCCTCCCCTGCTTCTGCTTCGCCGCGCCATGTGCTGCCATTGCCATTCACGATAGTAGCAGTGCCAAGTTCGTCACCCTCCGCGTAGGTCCAATCCTTGCGATGGATGAACATGGCTACATAGTCGTTGTCCTCAAAAGTGGCCCGCGTGTAAGATACTGCCAAGATAGTTGGCTCGGCACCTTCATAGCCGAAAACACCGCCAGCCGTACAAGATCCGTTCTCGTCCACTTTTAATCGCCAGTTATCGCTATTTGCGGTCGCGCTAGTGGCGCAAACTGCTAGCGCTAGTCCTAGTATTAACTTTTTCATCGGTTGCCCTTCCTCGGTTCACTAGCCTCGTCGGTATTGCCATGCCTAGCGATAGTCTACCGAATTTAGTGGTGTGGCTAAGTAGTGGATGGCACAAGGCACATTCACTCCAAACCCCATGCAGTCTTCGCTTATGGCGATTGCGTGGAATGACCCCGAAGTACAAAATATCTTACTCGCGGGTGGTAGCCGTGGCGGTAAGTCCGCTGGCATCATGGCGCTGTTTATTATGCGCGCCCTCGCAGCGCCGAATACCAAGCATGGTATCTTTCGTCTCACGCTAACCAACTGCAATAAGCAGCTTGGTCCTGCTCGCGGCACGTTTCCAGAAGTGCTGGACCTGCTTTATCCCGGCAAAAGGCAGCAATGGGAGAAGCTACCGGATGTTGGCACTTTCAAGAGCGACAGCATTTACCGCTTTCCCAATGGCAGTGAGATACTTTTCGAAGGTCTGGACAAGACGCGCATCGACAACGTGCTTGGTGGCGAATACTCCACTGTTTGGGTCAACGAATGCAACCAGATCAAGGATTATGAAGACGTAATCCTACAGCTTGCCAGCCGTATGAACGGCAGGGGCTTCCTTGAGAGCAATGGCAAGCCTGTAAAGGACGCTCAGGGCAATCCTGTCCCGCTACGTCCCCTAACCATCTTCGACTGCAACCCTGCCTTTGAGGATGATTGGGAGTGCCAGCTATTCAGGGACCACAAAGACCCGCTTTCCGGTCAACCACTCGACTATCCAGAGTGGTACAAGCTGCTCAAAGTCCCGACCGAGGACAACGCCGCTAATCAGGCCGCGAATTACCAGCTAGGTTTGAAGGCAAGATACAAGCATTCGAGCAAGCAGATGGCTCGCTTCGTGCTTGGTGAGTGGTCGAAGAACAATCCAATGGCGCTGTTCAAGCGCGAATGGTTCAAATGGGGCGACGTTAAGAAGTCTGACCTCGTTAAAATCGTGGTGGCGGTGGACCCCTCAGGCAACCAAGGCAACAAGGGCGACTACACGGGTATCGTAGTGGCAGGAATCGACGCCAGCGGGCATGTATGGGTCTTAGAGGACGCATCGCTTAAAGCTACGCCGGAAGTATGGGCTGAGAAAGCCGTTGCCATGTATGACGATTGGCAAGCAGACTACATCGTGGCTGAAAAGAACTTCGGCGGTGAAATGGTCCGCACTGTCATCAACGGAGTAAGGCGCAATGCTCCATTGAAATTAGTGAACGCCACCCGCGCAAAGATCGTCCGCGCTGAACCAGTCGCAATCCAGTACAGCAATGGCAACGTGACGCACTTGGATGGCTTGAAAGAGCTTGAAGCGCAGATGATGGACTATGACGAGAACGCGAAGAAGTCACCAGACAGAATGGACGCTCTAGTATGGGCACTGACTGAGTTACTACGCCTCAACGGCGGCGCTTCTGGCGAAACCAGACTAGTAAGACACGGACTGCCCTCGTTCTAGATAGTAAATACGGGACTACTAATTCAGAGGTATTCCCGTGGCGATTGATGAGCGCAGTGAGATTTTTGCGAAGCACGTAGAGCGTATTGAACGCAACCGCGACGTTATCGCTGGTACAAGAGCAGTTAAGAAGGCAGGGACAAGGTACCTACCTTACGCTTTTAAGCAGCAAGCCGAGGATGATGAATCCTACCAGCGCTACAAAATGCAGGTCCCGTTCTACCCTGCTGCTAGCCGCGCGCATGACGGCTTCATGGGTATGGCGTTCCGCAAGGAACCAGTTGCAGAGCTACCTCCGCGCACATCGCAGATCAAATCGATCATCACGAACCGAGGCGACAGTCTAGAGCGCTTGGCGAAATACACTTTTGCGGAGGCCATCACAGGCCACGCACTATTAGTGACAGATCACCCCACTTCAAAGGCAACTAGCCTCGCAACGGCTATTGATGAAGGCATTCGTCCTTTCATCAACCTATACAAGTTCGAACACATCCTTGAGTACACGGTTGGCATCGTTCGCAACATGCAGAAGCCCATCCGTGTTCGCCTGCTGGACAATGACGAGACTGTCCGTCTGTACAAACTCGATAAGGACGGCTTCGTAGTCATCGAATTGTACAAGAAGGTGGAAGGGTCATTTCCACCTGAAGGTGCGCCTACCCAGACATTCAAACCCACTGACGCTAACGGAAATCGCATTGTCGATATTCCGGTCGATCCGGTCAGTCTCGATGGAGAATTCCACCCCACCACCGGCCCCTTGGACAATGTCGTTGAAACTAACCTAGACCACTACCTCAAGCAGGGTCAGCTTACGGTCCTCACGCTCTACGGCATTAGCCCTTTCTTGTTCTTCTCAGGGGTCGAACGTGGAACGGATATTGATTGGGTTCCCGGCGGCGTATTTTGCGATCCCGAGAAGGAAGCAAAGCCCTACGTCGTCAGCGTACCGGCTGACCATGCGATACCCCTAGAACATCAGCTACAGTCCCTTGAGGACCGTCTTGCAACGCTGACAAGCCGCATCCTCGCTCGTCACAAGCCGGTTGCTGAAGCGGCTGAGACAGAAGCCATGCGACAGGGCGCTGAAAACTCCGTGTTGGCAATGATCGCAAACAGCGTGAGCGAGGCAATCGAAAAAGCGTTGCAGCGCGTTGCGATGTTCCTCGGCGAGGAAGGATCTGTGCGCTTCCAGATAAACACGGACTACATTCCCGCTAATCTGGACGCCAACCAGATAAAGGCGTTGCTCGAACTGAACCAAGCTGGACGCTATTCAGACGAAAGCCTGTTCTACAAGCTGCGCGATGGTGGCCAGTATGACGAGACGCTGACATACGACGAAGAGAAAAAGCGCATTGCTGCTTCTACTCCTGTTGAAGTGCCAGTTGCTCCAACCGGTCTAGCCTCTCCTGAATAAGTAAAGATGTACTGGTCCTGCCGGTACAAGCCGCGGTCCTGCCGCACCCTTTACGTTGGCTCCTGGCCAGAGAGGTTACTAAAATGACTGAAGAAGAAATGAAGGCTAAAATCGCCTCACTTGAGGCTGAGAAAGAAGGTCTTAAAACTAAGAACAGCGAACTTATCGACCGCGAGAAAGCTGCAAAGACAGCCGCTGAAACGGCAACGCGGGAAAAGGAAGAGGCTGCCGAGAGGGCTAAGTTGGAATCCGGTACTGAACTGGAACAGGCACAGGCTCAAATTAAGAAGCTAGAACGCGAACGCGATCAAGCGGTTGAGCGGGCTGATAAGTCCGAAGGCGCACTAAAGTCAGCCAATCTATCGAACGGCATCAAGGCGGCGCTCACTGCGAACAACGTCAACACTAATCTAGCACCTGCTGTTGAAGCTCTATTCACGAGCAAGGCCGTGTTTGATGATGACGCTCCTACAATCGAAGACCTGCCACTAGCTGACTACGCGAGGAAGTTCTTCGCCAGCAAGGAAGGCCAGTTCTTTGTCGACGCTCCGAAGTCGAGTGGTAGCGGCTCAACTGGCGCAGAGGCGGTAGACGCATATGCGAACAAGCCGTTTAACGCAGAACAGTTTTCCATCCAACGTAAGACTGACCCTGCGGGGGCAGAAGCGTGGGCAAAGGCTACTGGAAATGACCACCTTGTGAACTAACGGCTGAACTAAGCACGGTTAGCGGTCGCCATAATAAATACCCGAGGAAACCCGGAAAGGCTGGGTTCGACCATTAGAAAACTCGGAGGTTATTATGGCGACTCCACGCCTACAAAACGCATTTGATCCAAAGACGTACACGCGTCTGGTCGAGAAGGCAGTTCTCGACAAGTCCGTCCTTTTTAATTCGACCGCTATTTCGCGTAATGCAGAGTTTGATCGTCTAGCTGGTGAAGCTGGCCTTTCGGTTATTATGCCTTACTTCGACGAACTAGATGGTGACGCAGAAGTTGGTTCGCGTGACGCTAGCGTAGCTGGCGCAGTCGGCGCGCTGAACATGGGCGACATGATTGCCCAGAAGGACTTCCTCAGCAAGGCATGGGGTGTTTCCAAGCTAGACGCTCAGCTTTCAGGCGTTGAGGACGTTCTTTCTGCATCGGCTGAGAAGACCGCTCGTTATTGGCTGCGCCAGTACGAAGCTCTTCTGGTTCGCAAGCTCAAGGGCATCATCGCAGACAGCGAAGCAAACCACGAAGGCGACATGGTGAAGAACATCTACAATGACGTAGCTGTTGGTTCACTCAATGAAGCCAACTTCATCAATCCCGGCGCTGTTATCGACACCATGCTAACGCTTGGCGACAACTTCGATGACATTGGCCTTATCGTTATGCCAACCGTTGTTTACGGCAATGGCTTGAAGAACGAAGCAGACCAGTTTGCTGCTCCTTCTTCGGTTAGCCCGTTCACTACTTACCGTAACAAGCCAGTTCTCGTAACCGATGGACTGACTTCACGCGCAGGCAGCAACGCTCCTGAATACACCACCTACTTCCTAGGCACCGGCGCTTTCGGCTTCGGCGCAAAGGCAGGTTTGGGTGGCGAAAACGTGATCGTTACCGACGAGCGCGCAGGCCGTAACATGGGCGCAACCGACCTGATTACTCGTCAGCCAGGTTTCATCATGCACCCTACGGGTTACACCTCAAAGGCTCCTATCACGGACGCAAACGCAGGCCCGCTACCAGCTTCATACGAAGCAGAAGATAGCTGGACCCGTGTTGCAGACCGCAAGGCAGTCAAGGTCGCTGCTCTAAAGTCGAACGGCTAATAGACCAACACCAACAAGAACGGCTCGTCTCACTTCGGTGCGGCGAGCCTTTCTCGTCTTGGAGTAAATACCGACATGGCGAAACTACCTACAGTTGAAGCGGCAGACGCTTATCACGAAGCACGGCTCCATTTGAAATGGCAGGACTTCACTTACGAGCAAAAAGAGGCCGCTCTTTACAAAGCGATGGACTACCTCACCTTCTACGAATTGAGAGATTACTCGTATGAAGGTGCGGCGGCAGTCGCAAAGTACGATGCGCTGGTTGAGCGAGCTATTATCATGCTTGCGCCCGAACTGGCAGCTTCGAACAGCATTGCGGCAACTCCGCTGGTCCTGAAGGAATCCAGCAGCGTGAAGCAGGGTCTAGTAGCCGAATCCAAGGAATACGCTCGCCCAACGGCTGACCGTTTCCCTCAAGTAACAGCATTGCTCAAGCCAATCCTGATCTCATCTAAAGTGGGTGGAAGCGGCATGATGCGAATTATCAAATACTAAGAGGTAATTATGGCAAAGAAAAAGAACAAAGTCGCTACCGTTACTCTGCTGCAAATCCAGCATAAGCGCACGAATTTCTCTACCTACATTCCGAAGGAAGACTTCGAAGCTCACGACGAAGAATACCGTGCGAATTGGCATGTTGTGAACGAGAAGAAGGTAATTGACCCTGCCCTTGATGCAGTCGAAGAGACACCTGCGCAGGAAGAAGCGCCTGCAGAAGCAGAAGCTGAAACCGACGCTACTGAAGCGAAGGACTAAGCTATGACCCCGCTAGAGGCTCAAGCTAAGCTAGACAGTGCCATTGAAGAATATGGCACTCGCGCTAGCCTTACTTCTGCCTCTAGCGTCGTCGTGGACGAGCGCGAAGGCACTGTCACTAAGAGTGATAGCACCCGCGCCCTATTGCTTTTCGAGGATGACGTAGAGGTCACAGCCGTTGATGGTGTTTACGTTGCCGAAACAACGGCAATGGTGCGCTTGGACGAGGAAGTCCAAGTTGGTGACACAATCGCGTTCGGTGGCTGGACGTTCCGCGTTGGTGCTACCTTGGACACTGAAATCCAAGGCGTTGGCCTAGGGCAAAAGCTGTTCCTGAGGTCAATCTAATGGCCAGCGGCTTGCGCAACCTGAGGGGCTTCAAGCAGGGGCTGAAGCGGGGGCAGAAGAGCTTCGAGGACGCTGCGCTCAAGCGACAGAAGGACATTGCGAAAGCGATTGTCGTCAATCTCGTCAACGCAACACCAAAAGACACCGGAGAGGCAGAGTCCAACTGGCAAGCTGGCATCGGCAGCACACCAACGTCTGTCCTTGAGCCAACCTCGCCAAGTGAGACGATCGCGAAGGCTTTTGCAGTGATTGACGCACTTCAGCCCGGCGAAGTCCTGAACATCGTCAACAACGTGGATCACCTCAAATATCTCATCGCAGGTTCGTCCACTCAGGCACCGCAAGACTTCGTGGTGAAGGAAGTTCAGCGCGCTATTCGGGAGACCCGCAAATGAGCATCGAGATAGACGTTAGAGCGCTGACAGACCGCTTTCTAAGCGAGTGGGATGAAAAGCATTCCGAGATACCAAGGCTGCTTGAGAACATGCCAACGCAGAGGCCAGCAACAGGCCCCTTTGTGCGCTTCATTGCCGACCCTAACGAAGTGGCGCATCGCGCAGGTGGCAAAGACAATCCCGTGATGGAGCGAACGGGACAAGTTACGATCCAGATTTGCGTACCAGCCGAAGAGGGAAACAACCTCGCATGGAAGCTGGCAGATAGTTCAAGAGCTATCTTCCATTTCTGGCACAGTGCTGACGACAAACTGCGCTGCGGTGACAGCCGAATTAACCGTCGCCCTCCCCTAGAAAACGACCCCTATTTCATCGTCACTGTATCTACGTCCTACCAGTCCATCCGGCACGGATAACGCGGTCCGACTAAATACGTCGGAAGCCGCTGCGGCTTCGCAAACTCTAATTAAATGGAGGCCGCAAATGGCAATTAATAATGGTGATACACGTATCGCTATCGTTGCAGAGACCACAAAGGGGTTTACTCCTGCAACTCCTGCTTTCCTGTTGGTTGACCACCTTCCCGGATCAAAGATCGCAGAAGCTGGCGATTCCAATAGCTCGAACACTCGTAAAGCTGGACGTACTTCGTCCGGTCAGGTTGTTTCGGGACGCCGTGCAGAAGGTACGATCCAGAGCGAATTGAAGCGCGATGCTGCAACTGAACTTCTGTTGGCGTCAGCCTTCTGTGGTGCATGGGAAGGCGACGTACTGAAGGGCGGAAAGACTGACACCTCATTCACCGTGGAGCAGACTTATTACGATGGTGATGCAGAACACATTCGTCGCGCAACCGGTGTGCAAGCTAGCTTCAGCCTTGAGTGTGAATACAACGGCTTCGCAAATGCGACCTTCGAACTACTCGGCCTAGGTTGTGAGCACGAGGTTGAGCCAATCGCTGACGCAACCTACACAAACGCTTCCACCAAGCCCTTCATTCGTGGCGAGAAAGTCACCAATGTCGTTATTGGTGGCCTTAACGGCATCATCCCAACCAAGCTCAGCCTCTCGGTAATGCCAGAGCGCGAAGCTAAGGGTGGCTTTGGTTCACTTTCGGCTGCATTCATCGGTACTGGTAAGAAGCAAGTTGAAGGTAGCCTTACCTTCCTCGCATCTGACTTGGCTGGCATGAACCTGACAGGCGAAAGAATTAACATCAGCTTCCAGATGGAAAGCGGTGTGAATGGTTACCAGTTCAGCATTCCAGTTTCCGCAATCGGTGTCGTTTCAGACAATGAAGATGGCACTGCGCTTGAAATCGAAGTTCCATTCATTGCTGACCGTGATGAAGTTCAGGAAACCGACATTGTACTAACTCGCCTTTCCTAATCACTTCCTGATTAACAGGGCGAGCGTGGGGCCACTTTTATCTGGTTGGTGGCCCCACAACCATGAGCAGCAACTAAATACACTGCAATCGCTTTTGGTTGCCTCAAACCGGAGAACTACATGACATATAATTTCAAGAAGAAGGCTCCCCGTAAGGATACGATTGAGCACACTGTCTATCATCCAGATGGTGACGAAGTTGGTGGCTTCACAATCAAGTACCACCTGCAAAGCGATCCACGCTGGACCAAGCGCCTCATGGATATGAAGAAGCTGCTTAAACCAGCCGATGTGCGTCGTCTCGAAAATCCAAAGACGGAAGAAGACATTCTCTTCACTCGTCAGCAGAGCATGAATGCTTTCATCGATCACGTTATCGTAGATAGCAGGCTGCTTGGTGACGACGATGAGGTTATCCCTCACAGTGCAGAAATGCTGAAGGAGTATTTTGCTGATCCTGAGAACTTCTGGGTTTTCTCGGAAATCGACCAGACATCAGCAGAGGTAGCGAACTTCCGCATTGAGCAGGCTGAAGAAGCAAAAAACGACTAACAAAGCGTATCGCCTTCCACGTCACAAACAACGGAGGCGATACGCGCAAGCGGGCAAGAATTGAAGCAATGGCGGAGGACGGAAACCCTTCTGCCATTGCCGAACTAGCCAAGCAGGATGCCGATACCCCAAAACTCAAGCCAGAAGACCAGTTCTATTGGGATGCCTTTTGGAGACTAAATCGGGATAGGGATTTTGGCATGGGGGAAGGATATATACCTTTCCAAGCCATCGACTGCTTCGCTCGCAGATATGACATAGACGATTGGGACTTCGAAGACCTCTTTTCCAACATAACCGCGATGGACACGGTTTACATGGAGGAAAGGGAAAAGAAGCGGCCCAAGGGTAAGAACTAACTCTCCGCAGGTCCGACTAAATACCGGACCCTAGCGGAGAGTTTTTCTATGAGCAATGAAGCGGTCCTAGTACAAGTAGACGGTAGTGGTGCCGTTAAAGCTCTGTCGCGGACAGAAGCTGCATTCATTCGAAATGCAAGAAGCGCTGATAGCTTTGACCGCTCGCTAAGCCGACTTGATCGGACCTTCGCGCGCACAGAGCGCGCTTCCAAGTCGTCGGCAGATGCATTCATTCGGACAGGTGCTGCCGCTCGCAAAATGACGGTGCACCTAGACGCCGCAAACAACAACGCGATCAAAACCAATTCCAGCCTCTTGATGATGTTCAAGACGCTTGGGCGTGCCTCGATAGCCGTAGCGGGGCTTGGACTGCTCACAGGGGGCGTAGCGGGGCTCACAGGGGCGATTACAGGCGCAGCGGACAAGATGGCGCTCATGGAAGCGCGCTTGAAGGTCGCAATTGGCGCTAATGGGAATCTAGGCGCAGCGATGAACGAGGTCCGCAATATCGCGGACAAGACCCGAAGCGGGCTGGATGAGATTGGTACGCTTTATACCAAGATCGCTCGCAACTCCGAAAACCTAGGTGTTTCCCTAGGCCAAGTTGGTGGTGCCACACAGAACTTCGCGATGCTGTTGAAGGTGTCTGGTGCGACTGCGGGTGAAAGCGCTTCGTCCATCCTACAGCTTGGTCAGGCATTGGGTTCCGGCGTCCTAAATGGCGACGAGTTCAAGTCCCTGAGCGAGAACGCATCCGAGTTTATGAAGGTCCTTGCCAAGAGCATGGGCGTTTCCATCGGTCAGCTAAAGGCGCTTGGTGGCCAAGGCAAAATCACCGGGCAGGAAATCGTCAAGGCGCTGACGGACCCGAAAATCGTAGCCGACATTGAAAAGAACTTCGGCGCGCTACCAGTCACTTTTGCTGACTTCAAAACCGGTTTCGCCAACGCTGGCATGGGTTGGACTGCCGCCCTTATGCAGGGAATGGGCATTGACGACAGCAAGGCCGTCATGCTCGCCAAATTCCAATCATGGGCGCGCGACTTAGAGCCAACCATCAAAGCGTTTGGTGCGCAGCTTTCGGACATGTTCGCAACGGTCCAGCCGATCTTTGCGGCAATCGGCAACGTAGTAGGCCCAACGGTCAATCTACTAGCTACAAACCTCGGGAACGTAACCAAGTTCGCTGTAGCGGCAGGCGCTGGCTTCCTTACGTTCAAAGCAGGCATGGCGGCGGCAAACGTCGCTGGTACGATTGGCCAGCTCATCAACTTGCAGAAGGCGCTTGGCGCTACCAGCACAATGAGCGCTGTCTTCAGCGTTGCAATGAAGGCGGCGCAGGGAGCGGTAAACGGCTTCACTGCCGCATTGATGCTGAACCCGATTGTAGCCCTCGCTACGGCGGTGGTTGCAGCAGGTGTGGCGCTGTATCAGTTCAGCGACCAAATCCAGATTGGCACCAAGGGAATGGCTACCCTTGCTGATTGGGCGAATGTCGTTTGGGACGACATGATTGCTGGTATCACTGCCGTAGGTAACTGGTTCAGCAAGCTATGGGCCGACATTAGCAAATGGGCGTCGAACGCATGGAACACTATCACTGGTTGGTTTGGTCCAATTGGTGACTGGTTTGCGGGCATCCTAGAGCCTGTCATGGGCGCGTTCACTTGGCTCACTGACAATATCGACTTTTCGTTCTCAGGCATGGTGCGCTTCATTGCTCGCTACGTCGATGTAATCATCAACTTCTTCGTCAACGGCGCGAAGCTGATTGGCAATGCGTTCACGGTCATTCCGCAGGCGATTGGTGCTGCGGTTACTGGTGCTGCGAACTTCGTAATCAGCGGCATTGAGAAGATGATAAACAATGCCATCAACGGCCTGAACAAGCTGATTGGATTGGCCAACAAAGTACCAGGCGTGAACATCGGTTCAATGGACAGTGTGAGCCTAGGGCGCGTCAATGGCCCGGCAATGCCGTCCATGGGCGATCTAACGGCTGGCATGGGTTACAACAGCTATGTCGAAGGCTATTTTGACAGTGTGAATGAGCGCGCCGATAGTCGCGCAGCAATTCGCAATTCCCGACTAAGCAGCCCTTCTACCAACCCATCTGATCCATCCAATCCAAGCTCTCCATCGGTAGGCGGCAAGCAAGGTGGTAGCGGCAAGAAGTCGGAAACCGAAAAAGCGGCAGAAAAGTACGCTGAACTCATCCAGAAAATGAAGGATGAACTGAAGCTAGCTGGTATGCTCGGCCACGAAGCAGAGTTGTACAACAAGCAGCTTGAAGCCAAGAAAATCCTAGGTTCGGCATATGGCGACATTCAGGCGAAGGAAATTGAAAGCCTAGTCCAACAGACACGCCTAACGAGCGCGCTTACCGGAATGCGACAGGAAGCATTCGAAGCTAGCAATCAAGCTACCATCAATTCCATGCGCCGCGTCGGTCTTTCCGAGCGTGAGCAGACAGTTGAAGATGCCCTTGCAAAACATCGTCTAGACGCGCTGAACAAGGGCGTCACGCTAGCTGAAATCCAAAGCGATGCTTGGAAGCTGGAAGAGCAGAAGCTGGCAACCATCCTTCGCCAGAACGCTGCTTATGACGAACAGCAGCGCAAGCTAGAAGACATGCAGAAGATGGGGCGTGACCTCATCGAAGAATATAACCGCAACGCGAACCCTCGAAGCGCGGCAGCATTCAACCGCAATGAGCGTGATGCTGCTATTCGCTCAGCGCAACGTCCAGAGGATATTACTCCCGAGGTTTGGGTACAGAGGGTCGATGCAGCGCTCGCAGGGTCAGCACGTGAATTTGAAAAGGATATGGCTGAAATAAGCCAAGCATTCCGTGACGAAGTTATCGGCGGTTTGGATCAAGTCGCTGACATTATCGGCGGCAAAATCGGCAACGCCCTAGTTGGATTGGCTGACGCGATTGACGCTTGGGGTGCTGCTCAACGCGGTGACTATTCGCAAGGAGGTTTGCTTGGTGGCGTGGCTCGCATGTTCGGTGGTCCTGAAGACAACAGGAACGCATTTGGCAAAGCTATCGAAGGCGGAATTGGCCGCATGTCGCAAGGCATGGAGCAGGTATTCTCAGACCCGCTAAAGTCCATGACGGGAAGCCTGAAGGATATTACCAAGTCCTTCAATCCTGCTAATGGTGGCGGGCTTGTTCAAGGCATCGGCAACGTGGTGGGCGGTGCGATGCAGGGCGCAGCTATAGGCAGCGCTGTAGCTGGCGTGGGCAAAGCCCTGTGGGGCAAATTCAGTTCAACAGGTTCGCAGGTTGGCGGTGCGGTCGGAAGCATTTTTGGCCCGATCGGCTCGTTTGTTGGTTCGGCACTTGGCGGCATCGTTGGTGGCCTTTTCAAGAAGTCCAAGTACGGCACGGCAACAATCACCGCTGACGGCATCACGTCACGCGGCAACAGCGCGGGAAGAGTTGATGCGGCTGTAGAAAGCGGCAACTCCATTAACGACACGCTTGGCCGCATTGCAGAGACCCTAGGTGGTAGCGTTGGCAGCTTTGGTAGGCTGTCGATTGGTACCTACAAGGATAACTGGCGCGTCAGCACCACGGGGCAGACTGGTAAGCTATCTGGCCGAAGCAAGAACGAGCGCGCCAATGAAATCAATCAGGGCCTCTACAACTTCGGTAAGGACGGTCAGGAAGAAGCAATTCGCTTTGCGCTCAACGTAGCAATCGAGCGTGGCGCTATCACTGGCATTCGCGCTTCAACCAACAGGTTGCTGAAGGCTGGCACTGACATTGAGGTACAGCTTGAGAAGGCGCTGAAATTCGAAACGCTGTTCAAAGACATGGCCAGCATGAAGAACCCTGTCGAGGGTGCAATCGCAAGCCTCAAGGGTGAATTCGATCAGCTTGGTGACCTCTTCCGTGAAGCAGGTGCGAGCGCTGCTGAATACGCAGAGCTTGAGGACTACAAGCGCCTGAAGATCAAGAAGTCGATGGAAGAGCAAACCGCTTCATTCCGTGACTTCCAAGACATGCTACGCGGTGAAGGCAGCGGCGTGAGCAGCGTTACGCGCCTTAACCGCATGATGCAGCAGTTTAGCGTTTTTGAAGCGGATATTCGCTCTGGCAAGACGGTAGACCAAAACGCATTCACGAGCCTTGGCAGCGACATATTCAACCTGTCGCGTGATTTGTACGGCACCACTTCCTCGCAATTCCAGAACACCAGAAGCCGCCTAATGGGCGCAAGCGAACTTGCCGTGTCGCAAGTCGAAGCGAACTACGAAAAGCAGTTGGTGAACAGCGCTTCTGACACCAACGCTCACCTAATCCGCAACAATGATTTGATGAGCGAACAGACCGACGTTCTGCGCGAAATTCGAGACGCGGTGCAGGCTAATGGAAATGCAGCATCTGGTGGCGGCGGTTCACGCGCAGGCGTCAACTACGGCGGCCGCAACTTGGTCAACTCCTACTAAGTAAGAGCGGAGGTACCTAATGGCAATTGACCCTGATCGCGCCATCTTCGCGCAACGAGATTTAAGCTGGCAAGAAGCTCTAGACGATACTGTCAAAGCCGAACAGCCGCTTGCTCGCACCATCGAATTGGAAAGCGTGTTGACCGCCCCCGGCGCTGCTTACCTCGCCGCCGAGATATTGAACGACAATGACGAGGTAGCGCAGATTAACAGCTTCGATGTTGAAGGCGTGGATTTCATATCCGCCGCTTCATTCGCTGGCGCTCCACCTATTTTCGACGCTCATTTCGATGGCTTCAGCCCTGATGATGGTGTGGACCTTCGCACCATCGAGGTCGCAATCGATTACGACACAAACACCACAAGCATCATAGGAAAGGGACAGGTCTAATGGCTGTATCTTGCTTTGTTAAACCTGTGCCCATGACCCTTGTGTCGGTTGGTTCACAGGCAACAAATGGCCCCGCTGTAAACCTCTTGAACGATCTTCCAGACATGGTTTGGCGAACAGACGCTGTGACTAGTAGTGACATCATTCTCACCGTGCCGGCTGGAACGGTGGTTGATTGTATCGCCCTGCTCTTCAGCAATCTGCGCAGTACGGATCGGGTTCGTGTTCGGGCGGCAAACTCGACAACCGCAACCATCAACAGTCCAGTTTTCGATTCCCGCGATCAAATTGCGTATGAGGGCGTGAAGGCTGACAATTTCAAAACGAAAACGATCATCTTTGCGCCAGACGTAACAGCGACACACTGGCGCATAACGGTAACGGCAACGAACCATCCCGATGGCTTTATTCAGGCCAGCCGCATCGTCATTGGAAAGAGCGTCAACACCACGCATGACATGGATTATTCATGCAAGCAATTCAGCCGTAACCAGAGCATCGTCACCGAAGGCAATGGCTGGGAAACTGTAGAGCATTACGATCCACTGCCGGGATGGACTGTCAAATTCTCCTACATTCCAATGGACGTTTGGAAGGACATATTTTTCCCCTTCCTGCACTCGGCGAGTAACAGCAAGCCTGTCTTGTTTGTTCCTGTACCGGACCAACCGAAAACGTGGCAGCATGAAGTTGTTTACGGAAGAATGAAGGTAGAGCCGGGCGGCGATTGCGACCATTACGATGGTTGGAGAACTGAGCTAACTGTGATCGGGCTGGCATCCTAAGCCCAATAAATACCGTGGAAAAAAGCACGGTAGGTAACAGATGGCTCGCACATTTCTCGTTGAAGTAAAACCATACAACAATGTCACTAACCAACGAGTAACGGTTCGACTTTCCAAAGCCGGAACGCATGGTGTTGTGATCGATGGTTCAGCCTATCAATGGCACCCGCTGGTAACTCAAATTCCTACCGTCAGCTATCTGCTTCAGAGCAGGAATGGCGTAGGCGGCTTTGACACAGGCTACGGCCCTTTAGGGCTTACCTATCCATACGGCCACAAGCTGGACGATGGAACGGATTTCGACACGCTCAAAACCTACGATTGGGATGGTGCGGAATGCAAAGTCTGGATGGGCGACAATGAAGCTGATTTCAGCACTTTCACTCAAATCCTTGAAGGTCGATGCGGACCGCTATCATCGGAAGGCACACAGGCGACAATCGTATTTCGTGGGCCAGCCGCCGACCTAGACAAAGACCTTTTGAGCAAGAGCTATGGCGGTTCGGGCGGTGCAGAAGGACGCGCCGACATAAAGGGTGTGCTGAAGCCTTGGTGTTCCGGCGTCGCACTTAACATCACCCCTAGACTGCTCGACCCATTGCAGCAGGTATATCAGTACCACGGCTATGGACCCACGCAGGGCGTCACGGCGGTATATGAGAATGCGGTGCGCCTAAAGCCTGCAACGGCTGTCGTTTCCACCTTCGCGCAGCTTGTAGCTCTGACGCTGGCAGAAGATGAATGGGCAGTCGCACCACCCGTTGGTATGTTCAGGCTAGGCGGCGAACCCGTTGGCCTCATCACGGCAGACGTTGTGGGTGCGACTGATGGTGCGGCTGTACCCAAGCGCGCTGGAGCCATTTGCGCCCATCTAATGAAGGCACAGGCAGATATAATCGCAAGCAAGCTATCAAGCGCCACGGCCCTTGATAATGCCTTCCAGCACGATCTAGCAGGCTTTTACGTCACTGAGCAGATGACGGTTGCAGATGCAGTCAAACAGATCCTTGAAGGCATCAATGGCTACGTCATTCCAGATGGCCAAGCCAACTGGATCTTCGGCAGAAACCAGAACACCAAGACGCCAATCTATATCGACAGGTCGCGCTCCACACTTCCGCTAATTCGACCAAACACCCTGAAACAAATGGACGGCCCTACCCGCGCTTACAAAGTCCGCGTTGGCAGTGACCGAAACTGGACCCCGCAAAGCAACATAAGCGATGCAGTGCGCGAGGCGCAGAGAGATATTCAAGCAGCGTCAAACGTCGCGGCAGAAGCGTTTCAGGACGCGCAAGAGCTTATTGCGAGGGCTGATGAAGCCGCTGCTGACGGAAAGCTAGTAGGTGTTGAAAAGAAGGACCTGTTTAGGTCGCTGTCCGAATTCAGCGCCGAGAAGAGCAGCCTTGAAGCGCAAGCCAATGACCTCGGTATCGCTACCGAGAAGGACGACTACATTGCAAAGTACAATGCGCTGAATACCTACTTCAACAGCATGACGCCCCCGCTGGTTGATTACAGCGAACCGACAACGATCGTGCGCGCAACGCTCCTGCAAAAGCTCGCTGATTTCACCAACGCAAGGACAGCCTTGCTTGTCCGCATTTCAAGACGCGCTTCTGAAGTTGGAAACGCGGAAATCTATGATCCAATGGTCTACGCTACGGCGGCTGACTTCAACGCCTTCTGGGGTGCTGCTCCAAGCACACAGATTGTCACCACAACATCAATTGGTGGTCGAGCAATTCAGGTTGGCGACAACGCTGGAAACGACGTTGTAAACATCGCCCCGAACCAATGGCTGAACTACCACAGCGAAGACTTGTACGAGGTCAAATTCGAACTTGAAGTTGTGGCGGCAGACCCTTCAGCGAAAATGTATCTCGGCGTGGAAGCGCAGGATAACAACGGTCAAAACCTAGGCCAGACTTACAATTATGTCGCTGTCAGCAATGGCACCATGTCAGCCACTCTCGGGAAGAAAACCTATACCGGATATTTCCGCGGTCTGACCGGCGCGACAACGTCTGGCACTAGTAATGACAGGGCAAACCCCGTTGCAATGCCATCCGGTACTGTTCGCATTCGACCACGCATCTGGATTGGCTATCCAAGCAATGCCCACCGCACGATCATCCACAGCGTTCAGCTTCGCAAGATCGAGGATGCTACGCTGTCTTTCACCGGCGCTTGGTCTTCGTCGCGCTCGTACTTTGTCAATGAAGCCGTAACCTACAGCGGGCGCACGTTCTCTTCAAAGACGAACGGGAACATCAACAATCCACCACCCTCGACAGCCACCAGTAACACTCACTGGACGTTGGTTGCTGATCGCGGCGAGGACGGCATACAGGGCGAGGAGGGCGCACCGGGCTTCCGTACGATGCTTGTGCCACTTTACCGGCGCGCAGCTACCGCCCCTGCTCGGCCTACAGTCACAACCTATTGGAAGTTCGCTACCAATCCACCAACGCTGCAGGGCAGCTTGAACGGCTGGTCAGTCACCCAACCATCATCAAATGGGCAACCGCTTTGGACTACTCAGGCAACTGCTAGCTGCCTTGCGACTGAAGACACTGCACCGATTGATGCGAGCGCGTGGTCTACCCCTACTCTTTTGGTACAAGACGGTGCGCCCGGTGCGCCGGGTCCAGCCGGTCCTGCAGGGCCATCTGGCAATGAGGCAGTAACTCCAATCCTTAAGCCACCGGCAATGACGCTGCCGAGTTATGCAAATGGCTTGTCACCGAACTTCTCAGGCGCATCTACCACCGTCCAGCTTCTTGCTGGCGGAACCGATGTTTCAAGCAGCTTCACGCTTTCAATTGTCAGCAACCCTCAGAACCTGACAACGAGCATTTCCGGCCGCACGGTAACAGTTACCGGCGCTGGTACGGCTTCAGGGCAGTTCGGCAATGCGAACGTCACCAACGCTAGCCTGACAATTCGTGCAACCGGTTCTGGCGCGTATGCGGGTCGCACGTTTGACCAAGTGTTTCACCTTGGCAAAATCAAAGGCGGCTACGAAATCCTCGGTAGCTTACCAACGTCGAACCTCTTTGAAGGTCGAATGGTCTTCCGGACGAGCGATAATAAGCTCTACACTTACACAGGCAGCGCGTGGGTTTCGAGCATCGACAGCGCGACGCCAATTCCCGGTGGGCAGCTTGTTGCTGGTTCTGTGCTGACCAACGCGCTTGGTGCGGGTGTCGTGACAGCGGCGAAAACGAACATCACAGAATTGTCCGCGATCACTGCCGACATGGGTACGATACGAGCGGGACAAATCATCTTCAACCATGCTGGTTTCATGCGTGTCCAAGGCATCGGCTTTGGCAGCAATAGTCAGTTCTTCGAATGGTTTGGGCCTTCTCAGTCCAGTATAAACAACTGCACCGAAGCGAACGCGATTACCTACCTCAAAACGAATGGCGATGCCTATTTCGGCGGCACATTGTCGGCTGGCATTATCAGGAACTCGGCGAGATCAACTCAGGTGTCTGCAGACGCTTCCGCTTCCACAGGCCAATTTGCCTCAAACGGTCGCCAAAGAGTAGTGGTTGTTTCTTACACCAGCAACAGAAACGTCAGCATTTCTGGCGCGTGTAATGGTTCAGGCAGTCCGTCTGCTACAATCCGCCTCAAGCGCAATGGCGCAGTAGTCGCAACTTGGTCGACCAGTGGCAACGTGTCGTGTGAACCCGGCTTTGGTGTTGAAGAACCCGGACGCTGGAATGAGCAAATGGGTACCGCTTGGACCTACACGGACAACAGCGGCGGCACCTCAATCGAATACACCGTTGAAATCGTATCTCGTACCTTATCAACGATCCCGTCAACGCCGCGAGGACAGGTTTCTCACTTCCAGTCCATTGGGGTCATTTCGACAGAAGAATAACAAGGATGGCTTTGGCATAACGCGCCAAGGCCATCGTGTCCTCGTTCCCCCATGCCAAACTAAATACCGGCATGGCGAACCAAACTATCACAGAAGAGACCATTACGGTCCATGGGCGCGGCTCACTCTCACTGCCCTACAAGGTGCAGACCGCGAGCGGTGAGCAAGTCGATATTTCGGATTGGGTTATCTACTTCGAAGTAGACGGCAATCCCTACCCGATCAGAGAGCCATTGGTTCCCGATCCCAATGACCCAATGGGGCAAAGGATCGTTCTCGAACGCGCACAAGTGGCGATGCTTACGAAGTCGCCAATGCGCTTTTCAGTCATCGACGAAACCAACATCGAAGACGATCTACCTTACGTTCTATGGGCAGGCACCATCAAGCGCACTGGATACGTCGGAGAGCCAGATAATTTACCAGATGCGGGGGACTAATGGCGATTACGACAACCATAAAAGGTACGGGTAACACCGCTACCGTAATTACCACACTCTCGCTCGGTCAAACGAGGATTGGTGTTCACGGGGCCGACACAGTTATCACGTCGATGCAGGGACCAAAAGGCTCGCAAGGTCCAATTGGTTTAACTGGCCCGAACGGCAGAAGTGCATACGAAATTGCGGTAGCAGAGGGCTTCGTAGGTTCGATGCAGCAATGGCTAGATTCCATCGTCGGGCCTCCCGGTCGTGATGGTATAGACGGCAATGACGGACAGGACGGCGCAAGCGCTTACGAAGTTGCGCAAGCTGCTGGCTTCTCAGGCTCCGAAGCGGAATGGCTTGCTTCACTTGAAGGTGCAGACGGGCAGCAGGGTGCAGATGGTGACGATGCTTACCAAGTTGCCGTTCGTAACGGTTTCCAAGGCACTGAAGCTGAGTGGCTAGAAAGTCTTGAGGGCACAGGCGGCGGCGGTTTCGCAGCTATCGTCAACTTGGATGAGTATGAGGGTCAGATTGCAGGCGGCACCGGTATCAACCTCATCGTACCAGTCGCAGAAGGTGATCCGCCGATTGAGTTGACCGAAAGCGCGCAAGTTACAATCCCAAGCAGTGATCCTAATTCCGGCATCGCTATCTGGGCGAAAAGCACAACGTCCGGCATCGCGATCGTACTTGGACTGGTAAAGACTTCAGTCACCGACCCTGAAGAGCCTGTTGATCCTGAAGAACCAGTTGATCCAGAAGAGCCGGTTGATCTGTCAGGCTCAGGTACCGTTTATGGTGCGCCAGGTACTGTCTTCCCACTTGGCATCTATCTCGCGGGCAGCAATTCCAGCTTCACGCTTTCCTACCCCGCAGGCTTCCCGCTTAAGGTCACACGACAGACTGACACACTTGTCCCGGTACAAAGCCAGTGGGCAACGCCAGCGGCTGGTTATCCATACTCGGTTACGGGTGGAGCAGTATCGCCAAGCACAAAGCTCAAAGTCGTTGGCACTGGAGCCTCTGCAACCGGCGGCAATTTGCGATTGGCCAAGGGTACATTTCTACAGTCTGACCCTCTCGGCTTCGACTTCCCGCAAACAGGCGATGATGCGACGACGCAAACCCCATCTAGCTTCAGGCTGTCATACAAGGGTGTAATTCCTTCAGGCAGCATCCCGCCAATCTGCTCGCTGTATGACTACAGCGTGGGCCGCTTCGAATTCGGCCCGCATTGGGATGGCAACACCATGTTCGCATTCTGTGGGCGTGGCACCGCCAATGAAACGAAGATCATTAGCGATGCAGGCTCAGCGCGTGTGCTTGGTACGAACCAGCTTTATGAAGTTGAATACACTGACAACCCATCGGGTGCTGGCGGTACTATCACCTTCTACATCGATGGTGTCCAATTCGGCTCGCCAAAGCCAACTCCAACCAAGCTACGCCTAACACCGGTCATGATGCTTGAGGTCAACGCTTCGGCTAGCAACACTAACGACGCCATTGGCAACCTCGTTGTCGAGCAAGTGGGCCTGTCATTCGGGCAAACACAAGTCGGTACCTCATACGAAGACGCGAGCAACGGCGCTATTTCGGCTGCTGATCTTGAAGCCCTTGTGGTTGACGCGAGAGGCTTTGAAACAGAGCAAGCGCCAGTCACCGTAAGCTACACCGCTGATGGCACTCAAACCTATGACATTGAGGTTGTCGTTGGCGAAATGGCTGTTCCGGCCGGCAGCGCTTACAAGGTGGTCCTCGAGGATTGGTCAACTGGTACGGCGGTACCACAAAGCGAAGAGCTGGTTATGACAAGACCGGCGGCGCAGAATTGCCGCTTTGAAGACGCTACGCTCTACAATTCGCAGGCTTCATGGACCGAGGTTCTACCACAGGGTCCGGTGCCCAATATCAACGGCATCAATTACTACTGCGAAGGCATTCGCATCGGCAACTATGTCCAGCTTCAGTTCGGATATGACTGGGATGAAACTCAAATGCCGAACAACCCCTTTGGCGACCCTACCACGAAGGAAAGCTACATGGTCCCGCACAAGTGGGCCATTTACGATGTGGAAGGCACTTTGCTTGGGCGCATTGAGCAACCAGACGGTGAGCCGCTGAATACCACCGCTACCGAACCATGTTGGTCTGGCCAGCTAGACGGACGCGGCGTTGCGATCATCACCGAGGATAACAAGTTCTATCCCAAGGGTACGGTTCGCAGCGGCATTATCTGGCGCTCGCATCAGCCGGTTGCGTACGAACAGACGCAAATCTGGAACACGGTTCCAACGTATGACCTTGCGGTACCGTTTGCATCGCAGACTGGATATTCCGTCAATGGCGGCGACATGCGTATCTTTGGCGAGGCGCAGGTAAACGGCTTTGCCAACTACCGCTGGATGCCTTGGGAAAGCAGCACCTACGATGGTGTTATCCAAGCAGGCCTGAACACTTTGAACCCGTACAAAGTCGGCAGCAACGAAACCGGACAGGTTCCGAACGCGGCAGTTTGGCTAAAATACACACCGTTCAACCAACAGGGGCGCTCACCAATTACCGGTCCTGGCGGTACACGCGATGACCGTCAGATGATGGCTGAGCCGGTTGCTCGTTATGCGCGTGACGTTAGCTCAACCCGCGCACACGATAACCGTTCTATCAAGCAAATCGCACTGGACTACCTAACTGGTTACGTCAGCGATCCTTATCAGTGTTTCGAAGCTGGCAGGCTGACCCCGCTATTCAAGGGCGCCCCTCAGCGCAGTATTACGATGCGCAACCACTACTATGGCGCTGGTGAGGCATCTACACCCGCAGAAAAGGCGTACTACATCCAAGGTGGCCGTACATACGAGTGGGCAACGGGTTATAACCCTCTGACCGTGACGGTGCCCTACGCCGGTTCTTCGGCCAACAAGCCGATCTTCGGTACCAACCAAATTGACGACGATCACGCGCACCAATTCCCGCATTGGGGTTCGCTGCTTTGGCAGACGCCTGAATTCGCGATGCTTGGTGCCAAGTTCTTCGATCAGTCGAGGCTATACCGCAACGCGATCCTGAACAGCGATAACGCTTCCATGTTCGCAGAGCGTGGCGCGGCTTGGAAGTTCAACCATGCGGCGATGGCTTGGAAAACTGCCTCAAGCAATTCCTCGCGTCTATACAGCCGCAAGGAAGTCCTAGACTGGATCGTATTCGACTTCGAAGCATTCCACGATCTGCACTACGCAAGCACACCGGGCTTTATGAACCCGCCAGCATCCATTTCGGGTGCTGACACCAATCAGCGCGTGATGGCTGCAACTCAATACTTCGGCCCATGCTTGGCAGATGGCAACAGCGTCTACCAGCACGAGTTCTACATCGGCTATTGGCTCTCGGCGCTACAGGTTGGCGAGAAGATAGGTTTCAACAATGCCGTTCGCGCCGCATCGCCAAAGGCGCAGGCGGTATTGGATTGGCTAATCAGCATCCACGAAAAGCGCATCACAGGTCGCTTGAATGGCGGCATGTTGGTGAACGCTGGCGCAGAAAACTACCTTTGCCCAATCTGGACGAACGCGCAGATCACCGCTGCCGGTGGCAATGTAGCCAACCTACCGCACAGCTTCGCGGCAGTAGCTACCGCACAGGGAGCGAACGCCGCGCCAACTTGGGATACCTTCAAGTCGGGCAGCAATGTCTACGACAAGGATGGACAGGCAATGGATCAGCTATTGGCTGGCCCTTCACTGCTTCTTGATATGGGCCGCAATAGTCAGGCTGTCATTGATGCCGAAGCTGTCGCTCGCGCTTATCTCCAAGAGAAAATCGACAGCGAAACTGCTCGCGGGACAGGCGTGTCCGGTGGCGCTGGTAGTGCTTGGTTCAAGTACCTGCAGACGACGAACAACGCTCCATATCAGCCGGAGTAAGAGTGGCGCTGGAATAGGTAAATAAGTGCATGAAAGCGCTACGCAAACTCTGGGCCAAATATCGCACAATCATCGATTGGCTCAAAGCGAACGCCGCTTACATCACCATCATTCCTAACATACTGTTCAGCAGACCGGTCCTGAATATCATCCTCGCAGCGATGGTAGCTTTTGGCCTTTTTGGACCTGAGACAGCTAACAGCGTCAAAGACGCGGTGCTTGGTTCCGACCTCGCAGATACAATCGAGGTTATCGACCATGCCAAGTAAGCCTGACGAGAATGACATCTACATGATGCTCGGCCAAATTGCCGCAACACAGGCAAGCATGGTGGAAGAGATACGCAGGATTGGAGCGAAGGTAGACAATTATGAAAGCAGCGTTAGCGCGCTGCAATCGCGCGTTCAGGCAATTGAAACCGACCGCAACACGCGAATTCCGGACTACGAGAAATTCGTCCATCGAGTGAACAATTACATCCACGAAGATACAATTTGGAAAAGCACTCGCGACGGAAAGACGGCAGGAGTCAGTCTCTCAGCGAAAATCGTTTGGGCTGGCGTTGGTATGCTCGTTGCAATCTCGCTATCGGTTGCCAATCAAATCCTGAAGCCAGACCCAAGTCCAGCGCATCAAACCGTGAAGGTCGAAGCGCGATAAAAAAGGGGGCCAGCCTTTTGGCCAGCCCCTAGTCTACTATCACCCCATGACAGAGGGGCCGCCCACTCAGGCGTTGATAGAGTCTCGTTAAGAGTTCGCAGTTTCCTTCAAGAACCCATCCTTCACCCTTGTAGGTAGAGTATGGATAGTCACCTGCGGCCCTAGCTTGTAGACCTTTTCCTTCTTTCCCTCGCGCCGCTGATTGGCCAGCGCGTGGAACTTGCTGTTCAGCTTGTCCAAGTACGGGTTAACGGACTTCACAGCATTTGGCATCGTGCCATACAGCATGATCTTCCCGTCACGATACTCACCCCAAACCACAACGTAGTCGCCATTCTCGACTGCTTGCGAGCCGAGGATTTCCTTACCAATCTCAGCAAACGGCTCTACGTTCTCTACGTAGGCCGAATAGCCATGATTGGTCCGCGTAGTGATTTTGCCCTTCTTCGTGACAGGCTCCTCAGTAAGCCCCGAATAATGGCGATCAGCCAATTCCAAACCTAGCAGCTTAGTGTCACCCTCGTACTTGTATTTGTCGATGAACTCAGCAGCCCCCAAGGGCTTGACTTTGTTCCTCTTCAACTCCCGAAACACCGCCGCATACTTGGTTGCAGAGCGGTTTATCTTGAGTGAGCCATCATCCTGCGGCTCTCCGAAAAGCAGATTGACCACCGTTACCCAAGGATTGCTCATTCGGTCGCCTACTTGGCGCGTTCCACGCTGCAAACCGTTGGCCCTTAGCAGCTTATCGAGGGGGCCTTTATCCTTCTCGTCAAGCTGCATGATGAGGTCAGCAATCCAGTACGCGCGGGCCAGTCTGTCATAGAGCTTCCGTTGCTCATTGGTGGTAAACTGGCGTTCACGCTTTAGGGCATTCCTCACCTCCACATACTGATAGGCTTGGAACGTCGTAACCGTTTTCGCCAAATTATCGGCAGTTACTACGAGGTCAGATTGTATCTCATTGATGCTAAAAGTGTCAGTCATTCCATACTCACTAGTAGTAGCAAACGGCTACCGCGCAGGGCGAGTTATTCGCCTTGGTGAGTAAGCTGGCATCGAATCCAGTTAGTAGGGCCACTCCCCAAACTCAGTAGTCAGCGACAGTGAGTTAGTGCCGCTGAACAGAGAGGTATCACGGAACTGAAATCCCGCAACTGTTTTTTTGGTAGAAAAGGGTGACACCTGAATGCCACCCTTCCACTACAACCCAACACCGATTGCCCCACCATCTAGTAAGTGCGTTCGACTTCACTTACTCGACAGGCTCAACTTGGGTCAGCCGGTAGCACCCTTGTTGCACAGGTTTGGAATCCGTCAAGCGTTTTTGATGGTTAATAGAAAGTAGCGCTGTCACGAGTAGTGATAACCCCGTTGGCTACTTCGCTACAAATCGGGGGAAATGTCTTCCGCGCCAACGGGGGCTGGTACGCGCCAGCCAGCTATTTAACAAACCCTACCCCCTTCCGTTTGACCCCCTTTTTGGCCCTAAGTCCATAAATATATTGACATTAACGCTTTCGGGGGAATGCAATGAATTATCCTGTATTAGAACTATCTCGATTTGATCGAATTCACCGCACCAACCATATCATCGACGCCTGCAAATATCCTGCCGCAGATGATACTGGAATAGTCCACACTATGACCCATTATATGACGGACTGCTTATTCCGCTTGAAGACAATGGGACAAGAACCGCGGTACTGGAGTTTTGCTAGCTTTAATTCGAAAAGGCATGACAAGACAGCTATCCGCCTTAATACCGCTTTAGTACTCGAATACCGAGATAGCGCCCGCGCTTCCGTCCTCGCAGAGTTGGCTGACATTGGGTTAGCGCATTGGATCGTAGACACGGAGTCACCAAACGAAAATCGCTTTGCAGTCATATTTCCTTTAGCAAATCCAATCCTCAATGAAACCAGATCGAACCGTTACACTCGCCTAGCTAGCGTGTTGCTTCAGCAGATTGGCGTCGCTGGTGCTGTTGACGGCTGCAATGCCATTACCTTCCTTGTCGCGCCCCGCCCTACTGCGTTGGTACAGGGCTTTGCAGGGGACATTTTAGACCCTGAACCCTACATCAAAGAGACTGCCGAACTTCTCGCAGAAGCCAACAGCTTCATTAATCGAGTAAAGTCAGAGAATGAAGATGATGATGGCCTGTTCGTATGGGGAGGTGCAGCATGA